CCGGCTGGGAGCCGATAACACCGAGCGCAATATTCAAAATGTTAATACCAGGGATCATGCATCCTCCACGACAACATGCGTGAGCGTCGCCAGCAGGTAGCCGGAGTCGTTCAGCGGTTTAACAGAAATGATTTTTGCGCCGGGGCCTGCGCGTCGCGCTCTCGATCTGAGGGTGCTGACCGCCAGCGGCGGGGTGTAAATCAGCGTGATTTTTTTACGAACATCGCCTGCGGCCAGCGCCCCTAACGCATCCAGCACCTCACGTACGCTGCGCTTACCCTGCATTACGGCTGAAAATCCTTTTTTCATGGCGGTATCCCAGGCCACTTTGCGTTCTGCCTGCGTACTTCGCATAAAGGAGCGGGACGGAATACCCTGCTTTTCACTGCCGTACTCCTGAACCACCGCGATACCGGCTACCGGTTTACCGTCTTCATAGCGGGCGCTCTCCATCCATCCAACACGCACATCCAGGCTGTTAATGAGCTTGCACTGCTGGCGCAGTAATTTTACCCGTTCGCCCCCTGTTGATTTCCACCGGCCCGCCATCAGAAGAACACCCCACCAACCTTGCGAAAGGCTGTGCGCTCCGGCAAACCACCCACATACGCACCACCAGCGGCCTTGATATTCAACAGCGCCCACAGTTGCAGACCGTACGGCGTGGAGGCCAGCCAGAATTGCCAGGCAGATTTTGCCGGGGGTGGCTGCATAGACACGGACACTTTGCTGATCGTCGCCCCCGTCACGATATTGGCCGAAGTCTGCCCCTGAGAAATCAACCAGCCCGACCACAGCAGGTGAGCCGTCATAAGATAAAGCGCTGTTTCCAGGCATTTCGCTTTCAACGTGCGCCCCTGGCTGATAAAGCAGGTCGCCATTTCCCACTGCGCCAGGATCTGCGCATCAGGGAATACAACCGGATCGTCCATCGCCGGAAAACGCTTCCTGAACTCGTCAATGCTTAACGTCATCGCTGTCCGCGTCATAAAGCCCCCAGGTGTTTACTTACGACGCCCTTTTTTAGCGGCGGTTGGCGCGTTGTCTTCGGTGAAGTCGTTATCCGTCAGCGGGGCAGAATCATCACGACCGGTCATATCTGAGGACACTTTGTCCGGATCGGCGTTATAACGTTCGATTTTCATAAAGCCGTTCTTTACATGGCGCTGAAATACCGGGTGTGCACTCAGCAGATCAGCGTCATCACCCGATACTTCGGTGACAACCCCTGACGGGGTGACCAGATTTTTACCGGCAACATTAGCCCCGCCCTTAATCTCGATAACCCGTTCAATCTTTGGCATGTCGTTAACTGCATCGCCGTAGATCGTGTACTTCACGTCAGTAGATAAGGTGGAATAAACAAAAAGCATATCGGACTCCGAAATAAAAAAGGGGCCGAAGCCCCAGGCGATAAAGCAGGAAGGGTTAAATACCGATCAGGCGAATAACCATAAACGGACGTTTCAGCAGCACACCGGCTGTTGCATTGCTGAAATCTTCCAGATAGTTCTTGCTGCGTTTTTCCACACCCAACGTAAAGAACTTGGACGGAACAGGCTGCACCCAGGTACGGCCATCATCGGTAGAACCATCGTCTGCACTCTCCGGATAGGCATACATCACGCTTTCCCCGCCCACCGCGTCGGCCAGTTCCGGCGCTGTCTCAATGCGTAACAGCGGGTAGTTTTCTTTCACCCACTGGCGCACCGAGTTACCGTAATTGGAGGTCACGGTCAGGTACTGATTAACACCAGTTGGCAACGCGATAGTGATCGGCGTTTTCTCTGGATCGATGGTATCCAGCGAGGCGACCTGAATTTGCGTCAGCACCTGGCGAATATCAGCGGTGATTTCGAGGAACGTTTTGCTTTCCCATTTGGTGTCACCCGCCGCCCCTTTCGCAGCGGTCAGCGCAGGAAGTAACCCCGGCTCGTTGAGAAAGCCGTAGGTCATATTTTCGCCGTTGTTGTAACCGTAGAAACCTACCCGGTTACGCTGGATCTCTAACGCCAGCGCTGCCGAATTACGTTTTTCCGCTGCTGTCGCAATGCGTGCGCGAGCGGTACGGGCCTCTTCCAGTACACCGACCGCAAAACCCTGCTCAAAGCGAACGACAGTACGGCGGGCATAATCCGCCGCCCAGCTCGACAGCGGAATATTGCCATAATCAGTGTAAGGTACAGCCGAACCCGTAGGTTCCAGCACACCCTGGACAATTTCTTCATCTTCCCACGCCCCAATAGTGGCAATACCGACCAGTTCATCAATCTTCCGGGCCGAGGTCAGCATACGGACAAAGCCCGGTAACCACTCTTGCAGGAACTGGATCGGTGTGGGTGAACCGCCCGCCGTTAAGCCGGGAAGCGGCGAGGGCATCAGGCCCACGTCATTACTGTCCAGCCCCATGCCGTCCATCATCAGGCTGATATCCCGCGCAGGGATATTAATCCCCAGGCGGTGAAGTTCGCGGTGCGCACCGGCTGCAATATCACGACGCGACAGTTGCAGGGGACGTACATCACGCGCAGCCAGTGCGCTATGCTGCTCTGAAATTCTCATTCGTTTTTTCCTTAGTTAGTCAGTCGCAGGGAAACCAGGCCACCCTCTGCACCCGTCTGGCGTACGCGGGAAATGACCGCGTTAGGAATGGCAACCGTTGTGGCTTCCGCCGCTTTGCTCTCACCCTCTTCCGGTGGCGCTGGCGGTGCGGTAACGGTGATCACACCATCCGCCGTGTTGTAATACAGGGTGTCGCCAATGTTGGCCGGGCCGTCTACCGGTACAATGATTTCCCCCATATCAACAAACTCGCCGACCACACCGTTCGGCAACCAGGACTGCGTACCACTGTCGCCAATACGCCCGGTAAACATGCCGGTCTTGGGATTAGCGAGAATGCCCCAGAACGCGCCCGTTCCTCCCGCCTGCACCATGCCAGTGGCTGCGTCGAGGGTAAAAACACGCCCATAAGCGTTATCGGTGGGTTTGGCACTGTTCAGCACGCCCGGCTTGGCACGCAGGGGGCCATCGTGAGAAAGCTCACCGACAACACCGAACGCCTGGTCAAACCGTACTTTTTTCTGGAAGGTCATTATTTTTTACCCCCGGTCAGATAGTTAGAAATCACACCGTTGTTCTCTGCGCCGTCCAGTGCAAAACCGCTATTGCTGCGCGTTTGTGCCTGAGAGAGCTTTTCAGCGCCAGACAGATAACCGGTAAGGAAGGCCATTTCCTGCCCCTTCGGTGCCTGAATGTTGAGTTTTTTCACACCGTACCGGGCCACATCCTGCGTGGTCATTTCAGCATGGTCGAAGGTACCTACGTGGTAGGAAAGGCGCTCTGCCAGCGCGTTGCGCTGCGAAATTTCACGCATAAACGTTTTCACGCCGTCGCGCTTGAGCGTACGCACCTCTTTTTCCAACGCATCCAGTGCAGCGGCGGTTTTATCGTCGTCGTCATTGGTGGCTTTATTTTCGGGGTCGTCTTCATTGTCCTGAGTGCCATCAGGATCATCCTCGTTATCCTGGGTGCCTTCGGGATCGTCATTATCATTTGCACCCTTGTTTTCAGGGGCATCATCGTTATCCGTCACCGGTTTGTTAGGGTCGTCGTTATCTGCCGCCCCCTCACCACCAGCCGGTGCGGCTGCACCTGCGGAAACCAGTTGTTGCAGTGCCGGAAGCATCGCCATGAAAATTTTCAGGCCCTCTTCCAGTGACACATTGCTGCTGCCGTTTTCTTCGTTTTCCATCGTAATATCCTTTGAATCTAAAGTGACGGCATCAAGGACAGCCACTGCCGATCCCATTCGCCCCTCATCGACCAGCGACAGGTGATTACCCCGTAATTTCCGCTGGATCACATCATAGGGTTGCCCTTCGGCTACCCCGGTTGCGACGCCGGAGCGCCATTCGTACTTCGAGCGATAACCACAGGAAAGCTCTTCTTTTCCCGCAGAAATCAGCCTTTCCATTGCCTCCGAAAACACCTTGATGTTTCCGTACAGCACTCCATCCCTGTAGTAGACTTTTTCACCTACCACACCCTGCACGCCTTTCTCTTCTGCCGGTGTTAACCCGTCTTCATCGTCCCCCAGCAGGCCAGGCGGATGATCGTCAATCCAGGGCAGCAGTTTGAACGACTCGATACACGCCGGGTCGCTCAACTCCTCCTCCGGTCGCCATACGCGATACATCGCCTCCGGGTCAGGTGCACCGGGGATATTCCGCCCCCGGTACTCAAACACCCCGGCGCGGGACAACGGGTTATCCCGCACCTCGAACCAGCCATTTGTGTCAATGATTCGTTTCGTCATGATTCATCACCAAAATCCACTATCGGGCGCATCGTGCAGCGACAATAAGGAAGCTGACCGGGGAAACCACGCTCTCCGGTGCGCTTATCAATAACGGGAGGATCGTCAATATCGAAGATCCCGCCATTGAGTCCCGCAGGCCAGTCCAGCATGTGGTACTCACGCGGGTCATTGCTGCCGCCACTGTGTACCCACTCAAATTTACGGATACCCGCGCTTTTAAACCCCTCGCGGGCAACGTTGTTGTAAACTTTACGGGTCTGATCCAACGCGACGTTTTTTGCCCAATTGCGTACCTTTACGCCATGCTCTTCCAGCGCAGGTTGTAGGTCGGCTAATCCCCGCCCACTGGATATCGAGCGCATTACGTCATCGCCTATCGCATCCAGAAACTTCGACGGCACGCGCTTAATAAGCCCTGCGGCTTCATGACTCCCCGCCCGGATAGTTTCTTTCACGGTGGCAGACTGCATATTGAGATTCAGCGATATGCCCTCGCCTATCTCTTCAAGGCTACGTTTAACCGCTGCCCCGGCGCTGCCCGTAGTCCGCTCAATCATTCTGGCGGTCGCCTTGTCGCTCATCTGGTCAAAAATGCCCTGAAATCGACGGCGCAACTTACGCAGCAGGCCAGCAGCAGCGTTAACAACGCTGGCATCCAGCGTGGTGCCATCCAGAACGGGAGAATCAGCGTGTTGAAACAGATCGGAAAGGGATTGGGTGACTTCGGTACGCATTAATTCAAAGGTGCGAACAACGGCTTGCTGATATTCCGCACCCGCGCTAACGGGCATAAAGACCGCCGCACCGCGTAGCAGGTTAGCTTTCGCCGCTGGCGGTCGCTTTCGCGCCATCCGGCGCACTCGCTTCACCATTATCTGGCTCCTCATCCTCTGGTGGCGCTGCCGGATCAATTCCCGCGTAACCACTGCGAGGGTCGGCAATCAGACGGTTTCGAATATCGTACTGATCGACTGCGCCACTGTTAGCCAGGTTAAGATCTGTCCGGCTGTTGATTTCGTTGATTTCTGCCACCTCTTTCGTGGTCAGGCTGTCTAACGGATTCCAGGTGTGGCTTATCGCCACCGGCTGTATACCCAGCTTCGGCGCGATATAGGAGCGCATGACCAGCAAATGATGGCGTTTTAACAGTGGGGTCAGATCGTGCGATTGCAGGCTTTCCAGTTCTTCGTGGTAGCTGGATTCCTCGTATTCGCCGGTGCTGTTGAACCCCTTGGGCTGGGTACCCAGGAGTTTTGTCCCCGGCACATGTGAGGCTGCGGCCACAATCTGATACTGCGTCATGATCAGGTTATCGAAGTCCGCCAGGGCCGTATCAAACTGCACCATGTCGTCTTCTTCCTTATCCAGCAGTTTCACGCCGTGGTTATCACGGTATTTGATCCACAGCGCCAGATTAGCTTCGAACTCATCCTGATTGGCCATCGCTTTCGCCATGTCCGTTTTTATCACGGTGCTGCGCTTGCTCAATGCCAGGTGCGGCGCTTCGTTAGCCGTACGCTCGGCGGCATAGACACGCTCCATGATGCGTTGCGGCACCGATACACCACCGAACTGATAGGCAGGCTTGAGGATGTCGGCCACCGGGAACGGGATAAACACCACCAGGTGAGAACGGTGAAAGCGACGCCCGTTAATGCGCCAGTAAGTCGGCTCCATAAAGTGAGGTTTATCAGGTCGGCTGGCAGCAGTGGCATCCAGTTCAGGCGCACACCACTGTGGATCTACCTGGACAATACCGCGATAGCTCCCCGGTGTAACCCCATCAGGGTTAAAGGGTTTTTCGTAGTATTTCGGGTCGGTACTGCACACATCAAAGAAAGCGATGCGGATCCCAAAGATGCGGCCAAAGGTGACATAACGCAGCATCTGGCCGTTAATATCCATCGACTCATCGTACTGTCGCAAAAGCTGCAACGCCTCTGGTTCCAGTTCGTCACCGCCTGATTTACTGAGCGTGTACCCACGGCGGATCGCATCACGCGCAGGCATGGAGCACGCCTTGTTGACCAGCCACTGTTGCGCAAGGATGGTGCACATCTGATGGCCGATAAACCCGTTGTTCGCATACAATAGAAACAGACTGTGGCTGACCATACCATCGGCTGACACTTCCGGGGCTTGTAGCGCCCCCTCACCGTCAAGACTATCATTCGCCCCGTTAAACGGTACGCTGGCGGGTAACTGGCTCAGGATGCTGCTCAATTTTTGCTGCAATCTGTCGGCAATCCCCTTTCTATCACCCGAAATAGCATGGGTACTGAAAAAGCCGTTCCTCTCGGATACCGGAGGCCCCGCCTCGGTTTTTTTCTTTCGTTTGAACCAACGCATAGGCCCCTCTTTAACCAAAGAATCCCCGGCGCGTTTTGACTGGTGCGAACGCTTCTATAAAGGCATCGGCAATATTGGGAGATGGCACGTCGCGCTTCGCCAGATCCTTTTTGCTTTCCACCTTCACGCGCCCGTTATTATCAAAATCACGCTTTGGAGTTGATAACTCGAATTTAAGTTTTTCCAGATAGGGACAATCAGCCGAAATACTGATCAGCTCATCATCCCTAAAGGTTTCGCCTTTCTCACCCTTATTGGCAGCGTTGACGGCGTTGTAGGTATTACGGAAACGGTCGGCCACCAGCCACCAGGATTGCGCTTTCAGATTGGAGAAAAAATCTTTGTTTTTAATCCCCGGCTGATATTCCCGATCCGGTTCATGTACCGCCGCACCTGCATTAAATTTGTGGTAAATCACCTTTGCTTTGTGTTCGGTATTCAGTTCAGCAAACTTTGCGCCAGCACTGGCACCGACGCCGATACTGTCGTAGGTAATTTCTGCATCGTATTTTCTTGCCGCCTGCCAGGTTCTGGAGCAGCTTTTCAGCAGTTCATCCTCACGCGCTTTCCACTCATCAGCCCACAACGCCACTGAACCATGCGCGTAGACGTTGGCGCACTTATCCGCCCCATCATCGGCAATATCGAAGCCCATACGGTGCTTACCGGATGCCGCAAATCCCAGCACCTTGTGCGCGTCAATCGCGGCCTCAATCCACGACAGTTTGATCACCGCCGCATCATCATCCATACGCGGCACACCGAGATACACATGTTCAAAGGC